CAGCCCTAGACTTTCCAGAGCCACCCACGGCGGTTACGCTTGAAGTCGGCGAGGACGGTAAATCAGCTACCTACACCTGGACACCCGTACTTGGCGCGCTTTCCTATGTGATAGAGGTGTTTTCTGGCGGCGGTGTTAAGCGAACGATTAACGTAGGCAACACACTATCGTATACCTACACTTTAGAACAAGGTCAGGCTGACGGTGGCGCGTTCCGTAACTACGACTTCCGTGTTTATTCTGTTAACCAAGCAGGTCAGTCCGAGACATTTACAGCGGCTACGTTTAGCAACCCGCAAATCGGGCAGTTGCAAAACGCTAGTGTCGGGCCGATGCCAAACTCGATTTGGTTCAAGGCAGACAAGCCAACAGAAAGTGACTATGCGGCAATCAAGGTTTGGGTCAGCAAGACACAGGGGTTTACGCCTAGCGATGCTACGCTTTCTTATGATGGCGCAGATACCTTTGTCACTATCTCGGCTGACGCTGATGGCGACCCGTTAGAGTCTGGCATTGTTTACTATGTTCGTGCGGCGGCATACGATACATTTGGAGACGATAACCTGACGCTTACGGCTGAGCTATCAGCCACCATCCTGTCACCCGCTTGGGGTTTGTTGCAGGATGACATTGAAACCTCAATGCTTGAGTCGGGTCTTAGAGATCGTATTGACCTGATCGACACAACCGGAGACGCAGACTTTCCGACCGGATTGATTGATGGTTACAGACAGAACGCAACATCGGTAGCTAATCTTAATTCCAACGTCGACAAAATTGGCACAGCACTGCTAGAGTCGGTATTGCAGATTAAAGATAATGCCGATCTTTTGTACGATGCAGGGGTAACGGTAGACAGCTCAACAGGTGAGGTCTACATTTACGCTGTACGCGAAGCTGAAAACCGATTGAACACGGCTGAGATTCGCCTAGATGCGGCTGAAGCTAATATTAATCTTAGAGCCACAACAACGTATGTAGACGATGCAATCACTAATGCGGTGATTGACCCATCGCAGATTGCAGAGCTTGGTGATATACAAGCTAGGATCGCATCGGCTGAGGTCGATATTGACGGTCTGGATGCCGCTGTAACGCTTAAAGCCGACCTGACAGTAGTAGATAGTCAAGGCGCACGGTTAACGACTGCTGAGGCTGATATCGACGCTTTAGAGGGCGAGATTGTTCTAAAGGCTAGTAACACTGACCTGACGAACACAACTGCCCGTGTTACGACTGTCGAGCAAGAATTAAACGCACTCGATATTCCAAGTATCACGCAGTCAGTCACCGATATTAAATACATCGAGCGACAGCAAAACCAGATTGCGGAAACCCAGTTAAAAGACATTTTGACGGGTGAATCAAACTATGGTGAATTGGATGTTGGTATCGCTAAGGCTAGTACGGATTTAAGAGCTTATACAGACGGGCGGTTATTGGCTGAGGCTACTTCACGGCTAGAGTTACAAGCACAACTAGAAAACACAGCGGCGGCTTTACAGGTTGAGTCTTCAGCAAGGGCTACGGCTGACAGTGCGCTTGCCTCACAAATCACGACATTAGAATCTGAGACAGCCGACAATGCGGCGGCGATCCAGACCGAGATTACAACGAGGACGAATGCAGACACAGCATTAGCGTCAAGTATTAGCACATTGCAAGGTGTTGTGGGTAATAACACAGCCGCTATTACAGCCGAGCAGACAGCACGAGCAAACGCAGACAGTGCCTTGGCGCAAGATATTGTTAATCTTGAAGCATTGACTGGTAATAATTTGGCGGCGATTCAAGCTGAGACCACGGCTAGGACGAATGCTGATTCGGCTTTGTCATCAAGCATAACAACTTTGCAATCGACTGTTGGTAGCAATACCACAGCTATTCAGGTAAACGCGTCAAGCATTAACGGGATTCAGGGCAAGTATTCCGTCAAGGTAGACAACAACGGCTACGTTAGCGGCTTTGGTTTAGTGTCTACGGCTAATAACGCCACACCATTCGCTGAATTTAATGTGATTGCAGACCGCTTTGCTATTGCTCCAGTGGCTACCGACCCTGATTTGGTAGACGGTTCACCATTTTTTGTACTTACATCCTCACGGGTGATTAACGGCGTTACGGTTGCGCCGGGAACGTACATTAAGCAAGCAAACATTTATGATGCTGAGATTACTACAGCCAAGATAAATGATTTGGCGGTAACTAATGCCAAGATAGCTGATGCGGCAATTAATGCGGCAAAGATTGAAGATGCAACAATCACTAGCGCGAAAATTGGCGATGCTCAGATTACCACTGCCAAGATTGGCACGGCGCAAGTAGATACGCTCAAAATCGCTGGTAATGCGGTTACTGTTCCAGCGGCTGTTCAAGGCGGCGATGTGTTCGATATTACTGGTCCAAATGAATCTACCATTGCCGAACTTTACATTAATTACTCAGGGCTTCAACCATTTGTAGTAATTTGCTCGACTTCTATAGGAGGCGGCAGAAATGACACCACGTTAAACTCTGTTGCAGCTACTATCGATTTGTGGGCAAGACTATATCGGACAAGCGATGGTGCATTAGTGTCAAGTCAGCGTGTTAATCGCGCCGTTACTATCCCACCTGCTGAATTAACACCTGTTTCAGGATCGGTTATTTTTTCTGGTGTTCCATCAGGCACATATTATCTTAGATACCGAGTATTTAATCTTAGTAACCTAATAACTCGCGCAGTATTTAGCCGAGGCTCATCTATCGTATATTTAGAGACAAAACGATGAAATTCTTTGTATGTTATCTACCGAACGGTAAAATAACCAAATCAGGCTCATGCCAAGATGAGACGTTTGATTATCAAGCGACTAATGGCGAGTCGATTATTGAGGCTCAATACACGGGCAATCAATATGTTGAGAATGGCGCATTGGTTGATATGCCGTTACAGTCAGAGGGTGAATGGTATTTTGACTACGATAATAAAGAGTGGGTTCAAAATGTCCCGCTACTAGCGGCACAAGCAATTAAACAGCGCAACGACTTATTACTAGCATCAGATTGGACACAATTACCTGACGCACCCGCAGATAAAACCGCATGGGCAGAATATAGGCAACACTTAAGAGACATTACCGATCAACCCGACTTTCCGACTAAAATTGATTGGGGAACACCCCCTAATGAGGTATAAATCATGAAGCATATGTGCAAGCGAAACGTCAATTGCACATTGGTTGCACTTTATAAGGAATCAAATAATGGCTTGGTACAAAACTGGAACAATCTCGGTCACTAACGGCTCTACAACCGTCACAGGCTCAGGCACACAATGGATCGCTAACGCCGCGATTGGCGAGGCTTTGTACGCCCCTGATGGTCGGCTGTACGAGATCACCAACATCGCATCAGACACAAGCATGACGATTGCGCCTGCTTACTTAGGCTCTACGCAATCAGGCCAAGATTATGTGATCGTGCCTAGTCAGTCTTACATCCGCGATCTGGCGGCTCAGGCGGCTGATTTGGTAAACAACTATTCGACTATCGCTAACACTACAGGCGTAGGCAAGTTTGGCGATGGCACGGTTAGCGAACCGGGTATTAGATTCTCGGATGACTTGGACACAGGTTTTTACCGTAGCGGCACGAATGAAGTCACGTTTGTAGCCGGTGGTGTAGCGCAGTTTAAGTTTAATTCTGTAGACGGATTGGTTCTTACTGGTGATCTTGATGTTGATACACTAAAAATTGATGGGACGGAAGTAACCGCCACAGCCGCAGAATTGAACGTGCTAGACGGGATTACAGCTTCTACAGCCGAATTAAATATCCTAGACGGTGTAACGGCTACAGCCGCAGAGTTGAACATCCTAGACGGTGTTACAGCGACTGCGGGCGAGATTAACCTGCTTGATGGGGTTACAGCCACTACCGCTGAAATCAATTACCTAGATGGCGTGACTAGCTCAATTCAAGATCAACTAGATAGCAAGCTAGACATTCAAGCATTAGTCGGTACGTTTACTTGGAACACACTAACCAGTTCGCCCGACAGCGTAAATGGTCGCTCGCAAGTCGTTGTCGGTGTGCATGACAAGATGCGCGGCTGTGTGCTTAACGCTGACGGCACTGTAAATTACTACCTAAACCCTGTTGATTGGTCTGAAAAAGATGATGGCACTGCTTCTGACCTGACAGGTACTGATGGCAACGTGATGGTAGAGATTCCAAAATTCTACTACCGTGTGGTCTATGCAGGCTCTTTGGTGACATGGGAAATTAGCGCAACAGCGCAATCAGGTTTTGTTGTTCACCCAGCATTTATCAAAGATGGCGTGGAAGTCGATTTTCGTTACTACGGTGCTTACGATGCTTGCGTGTTTGATGATTCTGCTACGGCTTATATTTCGGGCTTGAACTACGACAACAACGATGATGCCAATGGCGTAGGTGTTGATGTCACGGCTTCAACGGGTGACAAGCTGGCATCGGTCAAGGGCATTTATCCGATGGTCGGCTTGACCCGTGCAGAGTTCCGCGCATTGGCGGCAAACGTAGGCACAGGATGGCGTCAGCTTGATTTTGCTTTGTGGTCTGCTGTTCAGATGTTGTATCTCATTGAGTATCAGAGCTTCTATTCGCAGGATATTTTAGGTGCAGGCAATACAAACGGTTCATATTCAGGATCAAGCGACGATCAAGACGACAGCCCACACACCATTGCAGGTGCAGGTGATTCGCTAGGATCAGGCTCGACCAATACGACTACAGGCGCAGGTGTTGATGCCAAGCCCGGAACATCGTTTATGAAGTACCGTGGCATTGAGAACTTCTACGGTAACTGCTGGAATTGGGCTGATGGCATTAACGTCAACGTAGGCGCAACAGGTAATGTCCATGTAACCAATACCCGTGCGGACTTTGCGGATAATGTCAGCACGAACATGGAGTTAGTAACGGATAGCTTGACCACAGGCTCTAACTACATTTCGGCATTGTTGCCTGCCGACCCATATTTCTTGGCTTCAGCGGTAAGCGGTTCGTCATCTACATATATCACCGATAGGCACTATGGTTCGGCATCATCTGATCGGGTCGTTCTTGTCGGCGGTGATGCGAGTGGTGGCGCGGTTGCGGGTGCGTTCTGCTTGGCTTCGAATAATGGTTCATCGAGTCCATGTTGAATCAGGTCGTTCATGTCAGCAGTAATGCGAATAATGGCACGAATGCAGGTACATTCTACTTGAATTCGAATAATGATTCATCGAATGCGAATCGTAATATTGGCAGGCAGCACGCTGGTAGTTGTAACCGGAATTTAACCCCTGCTCGAAAGGGCGAATATGTCTATCCAATACAGTCTGGTAGCGGTTGCGAACGACTGGGAGATCATCAGCGATGAAGCGGCATGGCAACCTTTTCGACAGAATCACCGACATTGAGAATATCAAAGTAGCTCACAAGAACGCACGTCGAGGCAAAGCGTTCTATACCGAGGTCAAGATGGTGGACTCGGACATTGAAAAGTATTGCCGTGAGATACAACAGTCGCTAGTTAATCAGACGTTCACCACAAGCCCGTATGAGATCGAGGAACGGTTTGATGGGCGCAAGATGAGAACCATCTACAAGTTGCCTTACTACCCTGACAGGATTGTGCAACACGCGCTATTAAATGTGGTTGGTCAGATATTTACCAATAGTTTTATCCGTGACAGCTTCCAGTCCATTATCGGGCGCGGCACATCCGATGCCATGCGGCGGGTAAAGAAAGTGGTCAGGTCACCAGATTGCCCACGCTATGCGCTAAAGATTGATGTGGAGAAGTACTACCCCTCAGTGGACAACGCAAAGCTGAAGGTGATGGTGCGGCGCAAAATAAAATGTGAGCGCACCTTATGGCTATTGGACGACATCATCGACAGTATGAATGGATTGCCCATTGGCAACTACACCAGTCAGCACTTGGGCAATTTGTATCTCAATGCGTTTGATTGGAAGGTCAAGCAACAGTTAAAGCCAAAAGCGTATTTTCGGTACTGTGACGACATTGTGTTTATGGATGACATGAAGTCTAAGTTGATGGCATACAAGGTTAGGGCTGTGCGCTGGTTAAGCGATTTAGGGCTAAAAATAAAAGAGTCATGGAATATTTACGACATTTACAGGCATGGCGTAGATTTTGTGGGGTATGTGTTTACGCCGTTAAACACTAGGTTACGGCGTTCGATTGTGACAAAATTCAAGGCAACTTGCGGCAAGTTAAGCAAACGGATTGCAGACCCGTCCCGTGACTTGAGCCGGGTCATGGCGTACAAAGGATGGGTTAAGCATTGCAACGGTAAAATGTTGTGGCGTAAGCACACACACTCTTTGCGGTCAACGTTTCCAAAACAATTACGAGGTGCGGTATGAAAGTATGGTCAGGTGAAAAGCCAGAAATTTACGTTGTCAGCGGCAACGAATTAAGAATCCATTGGGATATTCAGGAAGTCACCAAAGAATCTATGGAGGGTGATCCTGAAACATTTTGGGAAGCTAACGAAGCGCTTTGTTCTCGGTTTGATAGTCGTTCTACGATTATTGAGAAGATTATTGGCTCTGTGCATACGCCGGGTGCTGAGATTGCCTTAATCAATAACAAAGAAACCGACCCAGATGCATATGCAAGCTACCAGAATTTTCGGGATGAAGCTAAAATGCTCGCAGATAATTGGATGCAAACGAGGTAATAGCCATGGAAGAAGTCAGCCACAAAGACATTTATGACCGCCTAGTGGCTGTCGAATCCAAGGTCGATAAGATTGACAACCAAACTGCTGAGGTTGTCGCTGCATTTCAAAAAGATACTTAAGATCGGGGCATTCATCACTGCCGTTGGTGTTGCCACCACAGTTGCTTGGGAAAGGTGGACAAAATGAAATCACCCAAGTTGGTACTCATTGAATGGATTGATGCGTACCACTTGGATGCCTGGCAGTTTGGAGCAGCACCCAAAGCCGATTTTGACCCTTGTTGGACAGTCGGCTTTTTAATGGATGAGACAAAGCAGGGTGTCATCGTGGCGCAAACATGGTTCGATCAAGACTGTGCTAACTTAATCGCTATCCCTAAGGGCATGATAAAAACAATAAAGGTCTTGGGCGATATCAAATTTTGAGGTAGCACAATGAGCGAGCGTTATACGGATGACGAGTTTATTAAGTGTTGGAATAAACTCAAATCACCAGCTAAGGTGGCTGAATCTTTGGGTATAACATTGCGAGCGGTCTATCTTAGACGGCGCAACCTTGAGTTTAAGTACCGGATGCGGCTAGAGTCTAATGCTATACAAGCAAAAGACTACTACGTCCGTGACCACATGAGCCGCATGGATGTGGATATTCAAGACGGTGTTATCTTTGTTGCCAGCGATGCTCATTACTGGCCTGACGAGATCAGCGAAGCGCACAAAGCCTTTGTTAAGCTAATCAAGAAACACAAGCCTGACGTTGTTGTAATGAACGGGGACGCTTTTGATGGGGCAACCATCTCACGTTACGCTAAGACCGGATTCCCGACACACGCTATTCCTAATGTTAAGCAAGAACTAGAAGCGGTATCTGACCGCTTAGGCGAGATTGAGAAAGTATCTGGAAACGCCAAGCTGATATTTACACTGGGCAACCACGATCAACGGTTTGAGTCTAGGCTGGCTAATGTTGCACCTGAGTTTGAAGGTGTGCGCGGTTTTAGCCTAAAAGAGCACTTCCCGCGGTGGTTGTTTTGCATGTCGATGTTTGTAAATCGGAATTTAATGATAAAACACCGACATCGCAACGGCGCACATGCTGTTTACAACTCAACCCTGCATTCTGGCACAAGTATGTGTACCGGGCATCTACACCGTTTACAGGCTGTAATTTTCTCAGACTACA